TTGGAGTTAAAGTAGTAGATGCTGTTTTTACAGAAACAATAGTACCAGTACCGTTGTTTGCATCTGGGTTTGCTGTAGGAAAACTTGTTTCGTTTGCTATCGGTACAAAACCACCAACATCATCAACTAAATCAATAATCCTGTCATTGATAGCTGCTGTTGTAGCAATAGTTGTATCGTTGTCTGGAAATGCATCTCCATCTTTAATAGTGTCTCCAGAAGATATGTTGAAATATCTAGCATCCGCACTTGCTGTAGTGAGATAATTAACATTTAAAGCACCACCATCTAACTCTGTTTTTGTGTAGTATCTAGTATCAAGAGAACCACCTGATGTAAGCTCAGTTTCTGTAAAATACCTTGTATCAAGTTGTCCAGCATTAAGCTCAGTTTCTGTGTAGTATCTATTATCTAACTGACCTGCATCTAATTCTGTTTCTGTGTAATATTTACTATCAAGTACACCACCAGAGGTAAGTTCAGTTTCTGTATAATATCTATTATCTAATTGTCCAGAATCTAATTCAGTTTCTGTGTAGTATCTATCATCAAATCCACCACTTCCAATATTATTAGAGTCTACTTGTATGTCACTAGGAAGTGTACCACTACCTAATTTATCTAAACTTACAGAGTCATTAGCTAATTTAGAACCCTGAATATTTGCACTTGCATTAATATCAGCATCAACAATAGTTCCGTCTAATATTTTTGCAGACGTAATTTGTCCATCTCTAATATCTGTTGTGGTTGTCTGTTGGTTTTTCTCTTGTGCTGAAAAACGAAGTAATCTATGGTTATTATTTAAGTCAGCAGCTCTTATAGAAGAACCAGCAACAAAGGTTGCTGAATCGGCATCTTCTAATGCAGTCTCTCTGTATATACGAACTCCATTAGTTGAGGAGCCTGATACAGAAGCTTGCTTAAATATTACGTTAGTACCACTGACTGTATATTCATTTGTGTTTGCAGGAGGATTAGAAGTTGTATAGGTTAATGGTGTACCACCATCTATTGCAACTTTAATATCCTGATCTTTTATTTTGTCAATTGAAAATGTGTAGGATGCACTCCCACCATTTTTGTATTCTTCAGTTGTCGCCATTTGTTTACTAAGCGTTGTTTATTGGCGGTGGATTATTTTGGCATTTCTAGGATTTTGTCTATCGTGCCTTTGTTTGCTTTTCTGTTTTTTAATTTTTGATCTCTTTCTTCGATAAGTAGTTTTTGGACGTCGGTATCATTTTTAATTGATGCCCAAGCTCGTTTCTTAGCTTTATCAAATACTTTGGCAATCCGTTTGTAATGTGGGAATGATCTTGGTTCAACATCGCTCATACCATTTTTCTTGTAGTAGTTCATTTCAGCAAGAGAAATTTGTATACCCTCTTCTGCTGCCATCTTGTCGAATATTGCTTCTAAGTTTTGCTCACCTATAGCTTTCTGAAACATTGATCTAACTTTTGGACTGTCAGATAAATCTGTACCATCTGGAGCTGAGTACGTAGAAGTTCTCATGTCATAACCACTGTTAAATAACAACTCTCTACCGGGTGTGTAATCTATGTTGAAATTCACAGGTGAAACTGAGTTCCACATACGAGTAATAAAGTTATGATCTTTTATCGGTTTACCAGTTAAGATGTCGTATTTAATTGGTAGTGGATCTGCTGAAATATTTTCAGTTATTAAATTTCTATTTCTAATAGAGTCACCAATATCAGAACCTAATTCTCTTGTATAAGGTGTTAAGACTTTACCTATTTCATTTCTAAGACTAGATAATGGAATAGAGTTATTCATTAACGAAGCGATAATCCTTTGTTGTTGTCCGGGAGCTCCAGAAAATAAATCTACAAATGACTGTAATCCTGCTAAGTAAGATTTACTTGTAACAGTACCAGCTAATGCCATTGCTAATTTAGATAATCTATCTTCAGCCCACTCTTCACCCATTAATTCTTGGTGATCTCCTATATCTCCTACTAATGCAAGTATCTGGTTATAAGGTTCAAAGGCATCATAGTTAACCCAGACATCACCAATTTTAATTGTTCTTGGTTTCCATCCAGCATCTAACCATGCTTGTCTCTGTGTTCTATCTGTTGGTCCGTTGCCATGCAAATTACCACTTAAATAAGCCATACTTGCCATACTTAATGCTGCTGATCCAATAGCTAATCTTCCGTTTTGTACGGCTTTAGCAGTCATTAAATCTTGTGCATTATGTATTCCATATTTGTGTAGTGATTGGAGATTAGATCCGGGTGTAGCTTTAGCTATTTCATTAAATTCTTTTACTAAGAAGTTAAATCCGGGAGTATGTTTAGCAGTCAGTGCTAATCCATTAATACCAGTTCTAGCAAATAAGAAAAATGGTCTAGCCCATGGTGCTTCATTAAAAGCTTCTCCAAGTTTCTGAGAGAATCCTGTCAAGTCTTGAGTAAGTGTTGCTTCTTTTCTACTGTATTCAGCAGCAGCATCTGTGATATTTCCATTAGAGTCAAATATTTCTCTGTTAAAATTATCTTCCATATCCTTAAAGAATTTTGCATCTAGATTTTGGAAGTTTCCGTCTGGAAGTTTATCTGCTGCTTTTAAGAATGCCTTTTCTCTGGCTCTAGCTCTACCAATAATCAATGCAAAAGCATCGTCAGTAGATGCCATGATTTTAGTTGAGTAGGTTAAAAAACTATTGTCATTTAAACCTCTAACCATATTGGCAGTTCTATATAAAGCTTTATCTACTTTGTTTCCTCTAGTCTCTGCCCAGTGACCATACATAGTCCATTGGTCATCCTGTTTTGTCCTCTCAACAAATCTTGTTCTCATTGTTGATATCTCACCAGACCAGTAAGAATTAAGTTTTCTTTTAAATAATTCAAATGATTCTGGTATTGCTTCACGCATTGCATTAAGAGAAGCTAATCCAGCTCTCATAGTTGATGCGTCACCTCTTAATAAACCTCCCATAGCCATAGCCATTGGACGTGAGAATGATGCAGTGGATGTACCCATAATTGCTCGGACTGCTGTTTTAGGTCCAGACAAAACACTATGAGTAAACATAGATCCCATCTCTCTTAAAAATGCACCAGTCTTTTTAGGATCTCCAGCCCATTCTCCACCTCTCATCTTGACACGCATAAACGCATCTAAATCGTCGAGAGTATGGATATCTTTAGCCATAGATATACCTTCAAACATTGCCTTAAATACTTCATCACCTTGTTGTTCAGTAGTCATATTTAAAGCCATACGAAAAGCATCAATACTTTCCTGTACTTGTTTGTCTATCATTTCAGCTTGTAGTTTTGGAGTAACTGTTTTACCCCTCATTTTTCCAAACTGTCGTAGTTGTTGAGATATGTCTGCACTAGCCATCTTTCTAATCCTTAAACCAGCGATTAGTTTTTCAACCATCTTCTGAGCAGGACCATCAATATCTTTAATGTCGTATATATCTGCTAACTCTCTAGCTGCAACTCCTGCATCTCTAATTTCATTAAATAGAGAAGCATTAATCATATCTATAGCATCAGCATATTCACTACTGACATACTCATATAGTTTTTTCTTTCCACTTTGACGTACAAACTTTTCCTTACTAATTTCTTTCCAGAACTCTTCAGGTGTCATGTCAGATGTATTTCTACCTTCAAAGACAGCTTTATAAGTATCAAGATCTTGTGCATACATTTCATCAAGAGTCTTACCTTGTCTTGCAGCAGTTTCTTTCATCTGGTCAACGTACCCTTGACTTCTAAATCTACGTAGTACTTTCTCAATAACTGATCTAGCTTCTTTAGTTCCTTTAGTGAGTGCAGTTACTTCAGTATTAGATAATGAAGCTCCAACACTTCCTTCTTCAGAACCAAAATCAGTTTTTTTCTTTCTTCTAGACTTATTTAGATTTTGAGCTGTATCTATTGAAGTAGTAGCTTTTTGTGATCTGTCTGCTATGTCAGGATTCTTACTTGCTCTAAATCCGGGTTCCTTCATCTGAGTAGCAGCTTCTTCTAGTTGTTGTGATTTAATACTTTTCTTTCTAGAAGTTATAAAATTATCTACTTGATCTTTAGGAAAGCTTCTAGCAACACCAGAAAAAACAGTGTCAAAAATACCTCCAAGAACTAATCCTTCAGTTACGTTTTTAAGCGTATTCATTATTGGACCATCATGCTCTTGTGAAGCGAGTGGTGTGTCTAATAAAGGAAAGCGTTCTTTGAGCATTCCAGAAATATTACTGTCTTGAGAGTCTTTATCTAGTAAGTCAAATCTAGCTCCAGTTAAAGCACCTTGTTTGAGTGTTTGTAAAAAAGTAAGACCACTTCCTATTTTTCCAAAACCTCCAGTTGTATATAATGTTGCTCCAACTTCAGTAACACCTCTTATTAATCCTCCCCACCAAGTTTTAGTTTCTAAAGGATCTTCTTCACCATATAGAAAATCATCCCATTCTGGTTCGTATCCTTCTTCCCCTGCTTCTCCAGATGCCATGTCAATGACTCTTTCAGGAAAGGTTATTAAGTTAGCAGCAGCATCTCTAACACCAGCTATAGGTGCTTTGACAGTGTCAACTATATAGTCACCTAAGTTAGCTCCTTCTGGTTTGTTAACTTCGGCTGCTTGTTCTTCTTGTTCAACATATTGTTGTTGCACAGCAGCTCTTTCTTGTTCTGCTGCCTGCATGTTTT